AGTAAGGCGTGAAACAAGATGGCTCGGGTGGCGATTGATGCAAACCCGAAGACCACACACTCTTCACTTTGTCCATGATGACTTTTAAGATCATAAAGATATTCTTTCCTAACGGAACAATATAGGGGTGGTATATTTGAGTTAAGATACGCCATAGTTTAGCCATAAATGTCTCCCCAGCTTTTGCCGGATTCATAATCTACTTTGTTAGGAACCTTGAGTGTAACAGCATTTTCCATAATCTCAACTATCTTTTTAGCATGTTCTGGAGACTCTACCGAGATATCTAATTCATCATGTATTTGAATATGTGGTATAATACCTTCTTCATAAAGATCTAACATAGCTTTTTTAGTCATGTCGGCTGCACTTCCTTGTATCAATTTATTTAACGCTTTGTAAGTCATGGCTCTTTTAATTCGTTTACGTCCATACGTTAGTTCTGCTTCTTCATAAGTCATAGGAGTGTGCATACCAAAAGTATCCGGTTCCCATTTATTAAAACGACATCGTCGTCCTAGTAAGGTTCCAATAGATCCGGATCCTTGCGCATGAGAAGAAGTTCGAGTCATTAAATCTTTTACAAACGGAACGTTCTCGTGATATTGATTAAATAATTGTTCTGCTTCTTGTTTGGTACTTAATCCTAGTTCTGCTTGTAATTTTGCTTTACCCATTCCATAAAACAATCCTAAGTTAATAGTCTTAGCTTGAGATCTAGAAATGCCTGCCATGTCTGCCACGGTTTGGTGAAAGTCTACGGAGTTATCTTTAAACTGAGCCACAATTTTAGTAACGGATTCATCAAAACAAATCGGTTCAGTGGAAGCTGCATAGTGTACCACTAATCTTGGTTCTTGTTGAGAGTAATCAAAACAACCCCACAAATGATTTTCTTCTGGAATAAATAATCCACGAATCATAGGACCTAAATCTTTATTTCTAGCAGGAATTTGTTGTAGGTTAGGATTAGAATAACTAAATCTACCGGTAACGGTTCCTCCTTGATCAGAACGAATAGGATTAATATCCGCATGAATTCTTCCTTTATGAGAATGTTTTAAAATCGTATCAATAAATGTAGTGTGAGCTTTGTTGATTTCTCTGGCTTTTGCTATCTTCTGTACTAAAGGATGTTGATGGGTAGACAAATAATTCTTAGTAAAAGAAGGAGCATTTGATTTTGCCGTTCGTTCATAAGTTAAACCAAGTTTATCAAACACGGTTGCAATACTTCTTGCTGCCCATATTTGTGGTTCTATTCCGGTTTCTCTTTTTATATCTAACAATAAGGTTTGTTCTTTTGAAACTAATGTTTTTTTCAGTACATGCGCTTTTTCATTGTCCACACGAACGCCTTTAAATTTCATATCAATCAAACAAGGAAACAATCTAGTTTCTAAATCAAATACTTCGGTTAAGTTTTGTTTATTAATTTCTACGGATAATGTTTTAAATAATTGTAAAGTTAGTTCAGCATCTTTTTCTGCATAGGCTCCCACATACATTGCCGGAAGTTTGTACATTTCTGATTTAGCATCCACGCCTGCTTGTTCGGCCGCTAGTTTTAAACCTTTTTCATCTTTGACTTCTCTTAAATAATCATAACCAATACTATTTAAGGTATAAGAAAATCTATTTTCATCAATCAAAGAAGCCATCACCATCGTATCTACTAGGTGACCATTAATAGGAATACCTAGGGCACGAATCCAACAAACATCGTACATAGCATTGTGAAATATTTTTACTCCATCGGTTGCACATACTTCTTTGAACCAATCTAATACAATTCGTTTATCTAAGTTACCTTCTCTATGTGCAATAGGATAGTATCCAGACCAGCCTTCAATGGCTACGGCAATACCAATTACTTCTCCGTTACCAATGACAGCACCGGATCCTCTAGTTTTTAAATCAGGATCCCTAGTCTCTAAGTCAATCGCAATATACTTTGCTTTACTTAGATCAGGAAACGTTTCCGGACAATTCCATTCGGTCGCTGCTTCAAATAACATAATACATCAACACCACTATAGTTACTAATAAAGCAAAATTCATTTGCTTATATTTTCTATTTCTAATTCACAGTAATGAATAATTTTTTTAAGATCTTCAATACCATTTTTATCTTTATAACGTACTACATACTTGATAACATTTCCTTGAAAAAAACTCAAGCCATTGGTCTGTATAAAAGTGTATGGTTGTATTTTATGTTTAGAGTAATGATCTCCACCTTCTTGTCTATTAGTAGGAAACAAACGTTCCATGTCTTGTCTAGTAGTCATATGATTTCTTCTCCTATGTTGTATTGGTAATCGTAATCATGACTCATGATGTACAATCGTTCTTTGGCTCTAGTTACTCCCACAAAAAACAATCGGTGTTCTGTGTCTTTATCTCGCAAAGCCGAGTCGTAGATAATTTTTTCTAAATCTGTAAATAAAATAACATTGTCACACTCTTCTCCCTTTACACTATGAATGGTTGCAATTTTAATTCTAGCTTTTTTACTTAGATCCTCGCTGCTCGCCACTAGTTCCTGGATATGTAATTTTTGTTCTTCGGTTACATTCAATAGTTCCCAGCTGCCCGTCACTAGAAGCCCGTGGTTCAGCATCAACTCATCGATGTCTACGGTATCCACTCCGTCCAGAGACTTGCCTCCAGAGAATTTATATTTCACTTGCTCATCTTTAACGGTTAAGTATTCATAGACCTGTTGTGCTTCTGCACCTGAAACACTGGCACCTTTGTTTAAACGATTCCAGATACTAATTGCTTGTACTAAGTCATTAGGAAGTAAAGGATTATATTTACATTCAAACCTATGTCCCAGAGACATCATATACTCTACAATGGGTTTCATTTGATTGTTGGTCCTAGTTAAAATCATCCAGTTACCTGTACTAAACTCTAATTGCTCTAAACTGGCATCTTCCACTACCATCCCGGTTGCATCTCTAGGGATCCAAACCTTCTCTCTTCGTTGCTCTACGTTCTCTAAGATAGACATAGCTACTCGATGCACGCTTCTAGGGACTCGTCTCGATTCTGTTTGTGGATCTAAAGTTCCTTCTAGGTTAATAAAAATAGTAGGGTCTGCACCTTGGAAAGAATAGATTGTCTGATCGTCATCCCCCGCAATGTAGGAACGTTTACATCGGGATTCAATGTAAAAGAACATATCCCATTGCAAGGGACTTAGATCTTGTGCTTCATCAAGAAAGACTACGTCGAGGGGTGGACATTTATCTTTCTTAACAAACTGGGATATCATGTCTGAAAATTCAAACATGGTAAAATCTCTTTTAAAATCTTCTAGGTCTTGTTTAATTTGTTGACATAAACCCATGTCAATAGAATCAATAACATCTAATTCTAGTGCGGCATCATCTAGTTCAGGGATCTTTTTAGATCTCGCATAGTCAATTACTTTCATATAATTGTTTCGGTACTCTGGAATTCCATTTTCATTGGTAATGGTTTCAAACTCTAGGTCCTGACAAATGCCTGAATAGTTTTTAAATCCTTTCCAGTTGGACCCTTGAAGTAATTGTGTATTGGTATTGATGCCTAATTCTCTCGTCCCTAAAGCATGTAAGGTACTAACCAATACTTCTTTATTCGGATACAACATACTAATTCTATTCCTTGCTTCATTGGAAGCTGCATTACTAAACGATACATATAAAATTTTATCAGGACTGGTGTGTTCTAATTCACGAGCCAAGTGATGATTGATTAACCGGTAGGTCTTACCCGTTCCAGGAGGTCCAGGAATAATGGTTCTATTGGAATGGAGCATCTTTAGCTTTATTCTTTCTAATGATTACGGTATCTAAATCTATTTTATCGACAGCCCAGATTCGTTCTGTTTTCTCATCAATCTTTTTAAAGACTTGCTTACCTTTAAAAATGTTTTGAACTAATCTCATGGTTTTATTTTTAGGATAGGTTTTATCCGGCCAAGACTTAGTTCGTACTAAAGCTCTCCAGAAATCTTTCCATCTAAAGTAACACACACCTTCTTCTATAAATGCTTTGGACTTTTTAATATCCGATAAGGATTTACCAGGGGCTCTGCTAACAAAATCTACTAAGACTTCTTTTAACTGAACATCAATTCTCATGTCCTCAGGAGCAGGTAAAGGTTCATTCATTTCATTTAATAACTTAGAAATCATTTTTCTCCAGATGAGTTTGGCAATTGGAAGTAATGGTTTGTTCAACTGAGTTAAACATACAATAGAAAACTTTTCAGGATCATGTAATATTTCAGGTTCTACTTCTAAAGTTTCTCCATCTACGGTTACAAAAAACAACGGTGGATCAGAATCTAATTTTTTAATTTGTGTAATCTCCGGCATGGCTGCACCTTCTTTTCCATACTTTCTTGTATAACAAAGTTTCTCCTGACAAAATCCACAGATAGGTTTGTCATTACATTTGTAATCATAATTCTTTTTTTCAATAGAGTTAATTACACTGATTACATCATTGGCTTTTAAAGGTGGATTTATATATCTTGCGATGTTATATTCTTCGACTTTATTTTTCCAAGTATCTGGATTAACTTTTCTTAAATACACTCCAATATTAAACAGACCATTATTTCTTCCTGCATGATCTACATCTTCTCCTTCTACAATCGCACCATTAGATAAAATGGTTTGTAAACAAGGTGGTCCATCAGGAAAAATAGTTTCTTCGGTTTGATTCTTTTCTAATTGAACATGTATTAGTTGCTCTTTGGTCAAAACATGTTTATTATAATAGGCCGAAAATTGTTCCATGGTTAATGCCTTGCCAACATCATCAAACGCATAACGAACCGAACGATCCCCACCGTGATACGGCATATTTAAAAAATTACCTACGTCTCCTCGTTCTGCTTTCACACTATTTTGTTTAGGAAATATTTCTGTCTTGGCATATCCTAAGATAGATGCCATCGCTTGTAACTTAGTTCTCATTAACGAGGCAGGTACAAACTCACTGGTAAAACAAAACACATGTGCTCCACCGGATTTTGATCTACATAAGATCAAAGGTAATTCAAATTTTCTTATCTTTTTTATAAATGCAGTATGATCAAAATTATACACATCAATATCAATAGCACCCCATTTGCATTCGTTGTTTTCATTAATAGGTACAATTCCTAATGCTGGTTCTACTCCGTCTATATGAGATTGCCATAAATGATCAGTAACAGGTTGTTTAATAGTAAAAGATCTAACTTCTTGCTTTCCGTTCGGTCGAACTTCAGCTGTCTTTTTGGTTTGACCATAAGCAGTATCTAATCCCTTAAAGATTTCTTTTAGTCTTTCTAACATTATATCCCTCTAGTTGTTCGGGTGGTATTGCTACCACCCGATTGTGTCAATTATTTGTTACTCAAACTTGCATTAAAGTCTTTTGCTCTTTGATACAAGCTAGCACTCGCTACTGGTCCTACTGTTTTCACAGCATACCCATACCATTGATTCCCTTTTCCAGAATTCAATACAGTAGATATGTTATACATATGACTGTACGAAGCTGGAGTAAAAGTACCCGTAGCATCTGTCATGGTTTGTGACATTTGTAGTGATTGCCATTTTCTACTTACTTTACCTTGAGATGAACTCATAGATATTAAAGCAGTTTCTGCCGATCCATTATCTCCCACGATAAGAACGTAGTTTTGATGTACCGTTAAAATATAATTACCATTTTGTAATCTATCTTTACCGCCATCTTTGGTTGTCTTAGATAAAATATCAGAATTATCAGGATACATTTGTTCCGGTCTACCTGAACCAGTTCCAAACTCTGCCCATTCTTGATACTCCATTCTATAGTAACACGGTATTACGTTAATACCTTGTTCACCTGCATACAGTTTTTTAGTCACTGTATTTAGTAGCATTCCAGGTTCTGCATCTTCTACGTAATTTTGATTACGTTTCTGTGCTTCTCCTGAACTGTTTTGTAAAAGTTTTAAGATAGGTAGAGCAAGAGATTCTTGTCTTACATTCTCAAAACCTTTGTCGGCATCTTCTCTAAATAATATAGTAGAAGGCATTTGTGCCGGTTTCTTTACTTGTACTTCGTCCATAGTTAACTCCTTGTTATTTTTGTACGGTTACCCTCGTAAGGTTTAAAAAGATCAGAAGGCACATCGAGTCCAGACTCGATGCGCTCCCTGACTAACGCCTTGAGTGTCTGAGCATGAACACCAATTTTCTGGATAGGTTCAAAGCCCTGACCTCGTGCAAGGACAGCGTAAGTTGCTGCCTTGTTATCTTCGCCACGACCAAAGGTAACGGTGATATCATTTTTAATAACATCACCTAGACCGTTATTACGAAGCCATTGAAAAGCATCCCCTTGTTTGTCGGCAGGGATAGACGCGCTGTAAAATTTTCCTACTTCTACAGACTCTCCGTCACTTAGCTTTAATTTTGTAATATTCATTTCCTTCATCATGGAAGGAATTTCAAACTCTGCTAAAACTTTTGCTTGCTCTTTTAATTTCTTAACACCTTCTTCAGCATTAGCAATTTCATCTTCTAAATTTTTTAATTCCTGCACTTTATCTGTAAGTTGTTTTGGATCAACCACAGCTTTCATTGCATCTATTTTGTCGTCTCTAAAATCTATACTCATATTATAACCTTTCTAATTTTCTTTCTAATATAATCCCTCAAAATACGTTTGTCAAGCCTCCGAACTAACTTTTTGATATAGATCAATTTCAATTGGATAATATCTTCTTTCCTGTTTATCCCACTTCAATAAGTTATACTTACCGTTGGTAATATCAGAAACAATAGAACAGGCAACACCAATAATAGCGGGGTCTCCTGTTAATAATAAATAATCTTGGGGTGTGTAATTTTGTAGCAGTTTTCTTAATTTAAAAATTAAA